GACTTGACAGATCCAGTTCCAAACGGCGTAAGCTATGCTACTGCTAAGAAAAGAAGTGTTGGCGTAGAAACTCGTGGTAATGGCGCTGCAGAGCGTGGTCGTAAGGCGTATGGTCCTTTAGCGTAAGGCTTTTATGGCAATGAATTACACCCAGTTGTGGCAAGCAATTCAAGACTACAGTGAAAATACTGAGGCATTGTTTGTTAATAACATCCCACGTTTTGTTATAGAGGCTGAAGACCGTATATATAACAGCGTACAAATACCTGTGTTGCGTAAAAACGTGACGGGTACACTCACGGCTGGGAATCAGTATTTATCGTTGCCTTCTGATTGGCTATCTAACTATTCTGTAGCTATATACACATCCGACTACACCACAGTGCCTTTCACGTACCTACTAAACAAAGACGTGAACTTTATCCGTGAAGCTTACCCAAGCCCTTCCTCACAAGGTACTCCTAAGTATTACGGACTATTTGGACCCCAATACACTAACACTAATAGTCTTTCGCTTATTATGGGACCAACCCCAGACCAAAGCTATCAAGCAGAATTACATTATTTTTATTATCCAGTATCTATTGTTCAAGGTGTAGCAGCTAATGCAAACATCACTAATACTGGCTTTGGATACACTAACGGCTACTATACAAACGTACCATTAAATGGCGGTTCAGGCGCTGGCTTTACTGCAGATATCACTGTAGCTGGGCAGATTGTTACTAGCGTAAGTATTAGAAATGGTGGTAACTTTTACGTTGCTAATGACGTGTTGACTGTAACTAACTCTTATCTAGGTGGTTCCGGTTCTGGGTTTCAGCTAACAATTAATACAATAAATAACCCTACAGGCACCAGCTGGCTTGGTACTAACTATGACCCAGTTCTATTCTATGGCTCCATGCGGGAAGCTATGCTCTTTATGAAGGGCGAAGCCGATTTGGTCAAATATTACGAAGATAAATACCAAGAGTCACTTGCCCAGCTTAAACGACTTGGCGACGGCTTGGAGCGGGGCGATGCCTACCGCGATGGTCAAACTAAACTTATGGTTAAAACATGACAATCCAGCAAGGTCAATGCAATATATTCAAGCAAAACTGCCTAAGTGGTTTAGAGAACTTTGCAACAGGTACTCCATACACTTATAAAATTGCCCTATATACAGCAGCCGCTAACCTAGACTACACAACCCTAGCCTATACATCGGTTAATGAGGTTGCGGGTACAGGTTATACAGCTGGTGGGCAGGCATTAACTATTAATCAGGTGCCTACCTATACCACAGGCACCTCAACGGCCTTTATTTCGTTTGCCAACGTAACTTGGAACCCAGCTAGCTTTACCTGTAGAGGTGCTTTGATTTATAATAGCACGACAAACGCAGCGGTTGCAGTACTAGATTTTGGTAACGATAAAACAGCAACGACCACATTTACGGTTACTTTTCCAACGGCTAGTTCCACAACTGCCATTATTAGATTTAGTTAAGGAGTTTTTATGAGTGACGAATTTGTAGGAATGGGTGATACCATAGGAGCCAGTGCTTCATTTGGTGGTGGTGCAACCGAAACTGTAGGCTTAGAAGGCACTTATGTTGCTACTTGCTATGATGCGGATGGTAACGAAAAGTGGTCTGACACTATTAAAAACTTGACCACAAACGTAGGCCGTGCCAACTTAATGAACTCGTATTTTGCAAATACTGGTGGTGGTGCAATTGTTATGGGTCTAGGAGGCGCCAATGGTTCTTCAACATTTACACCAGCGTATACAGATACTCAAGCATCACACGCTGGTTGGTATGAGGTTGGTAATGCTAACGCTCCTACTTACTCTGGAACCCGCAAGACCCCAAGTTTCTCATCCGCAACTTCTGCTAACCCTTCCGTTCTGTCAACCAGTGCTGCAGTGGTGTTTAGCATGACAAGTTCTGGAACAGTTTATGGTGCGTTTATTAACGTTGGTGGTTCTACTGCCATTGATAACACTACAGGTACTTTGTTTAGCATCGGTGCGTTTACTGCTGGTTCTAAGACTGTAACTTCTGGCGACACAATCAACGTTACATACACACTCAGCGCAGCTGGCTAATAGGAGACTAACATGGCGTTAGTCTTAGCAGATCGTGTCCAAGAAACCACGACCACTACTGGTACGGGTTCTGTTACGCTTGGTGGAGCAGTCCTTGGGTATCAGAGTTTTGCCGTCGTTGGAAACACCAATACAACCTTCTACTGTATCGCCGACCAAGGTGGTGCAAATTGGGAGGTTGGTATTGGCACGTACAGTACTACGGGACCTACTCTTGCTAGGACTACTGTTCTTGCTTCTTCTAATAGTGGTAGCTTGGTTAACTTTACTGCTGGTATCAAAACTGTCTTTGTTACTTACCCCTCTGAAAAATCTGTTAATTTAGACTCAAGCGGTAACGTATCAGCGTTAGGTACTGTTGCTTCTGGAACTTGGAATGGTACTGCGATTGTTACCACTTATGGCGGTACTGGGCTTACTTCCTATACTGCTGGTGACTTACCTTATTACTCAACTGGCACTACTCTTTCTAAACTGGGTATTGGTACCAACGGGTATATCCTTACATCAAACGGTACAGCTCCAAGTTGGGCGTTAAATACAGCAGCCACGGCAGACCAAGCGTACTTCTTATCTTTTATGATGGGCTAACATGACAACATATTCAAACACTTCGTATGCGGTAAAGAACGTTAGCACGTCTGGTTCTACTGCTATTTCTTCTATTGCTTCTGGTACTGTTGCAGTATCAAGCCTTATCCTATCAAACACTAGCACATCGCCGATTACAGTAAACGCATACATTGCTCGTAGCTCTGTTAACTACTATTTGGTTTATCAAGCTACTGTTCCTGTTGGTGGCTCTCTTGAAGTGATTCAAGGCAACCGTGTTGTAATGATTGCATCTGATTCTATGGTTGTAACATCTAGCGCTGCAACTTCTTGCGATGCGTGGGTTTCTGCTCTGACTGCGGTTTAATATGGCATTTATCGGTAACTCAGTTCAGACACAAGGCTTTGCCCCAGCTATTGATTACTTTAGCGGTAATGGCTCGACTGTAACTTTTACTTTATCCCGCCCAATAGCTTCTGTGGCGCAGATCATTTGCGCTATTGATAACGTTATTCAAAACCCAAGCTCAAGCTTTACGGTTAGCGGCAACTCGATTACCTTCACAAGTGCCCCGTTAAGTGGGACAAACAATATCTGGGTTGAGTACACCAGCTTAATTACAACGTATGCAGCAATCAGCCAAAGCCCATCAGTTATTGGTGACATCACAACCTCTGGCGGATTCTTTGCACAAGGTACATTTGGTAATACTTATATTGACGGAACGATTGTTGACTATGTAACAGGCAATGGACGTATTACTGCTGGTCCTGCTGATGGAATAACACTCTATAACGGTGGCCCAACTGGTCGTGTAAGTCTTTTGGCTATGAATAGCTCTGGTGCTATGGGTGTAGGAACAAGTCCATCTTATGGAACTACTGGTCAAGTCTTGCAATCAAATGGATCTGCTGCTGCACCTAGTTGGGTTTCTTTGCCTTATAGTGCATCTTATTTAATTGTTGCTGGTGGCGGAGGTAGCGGAAGAACTAACGGTGCTGCTGGAGCAAGCGGAGGTGCTGGTGCTGGTGGGTTAATAGCCAGTGCTACGACTCTTGTTCCTGGGACTGTATATTCGTTTACAGTAGGTGCGGGTGGTAGTGGTTACACTGGTGGAAATGGTGTTGGAGGAAACGGAAGTAATTCCACAGGTTTTGGATTGACAGCAATAGGCGGTGGCGGTGCGGGTGTTGGTACGAGTGGATTACTAAATGGTTCTTCTGGAGGTTCAGGTGGAGGAGCTGGAGGTGCTGGCGGTACTGGTGGATCTGGAACAACGGGCCAAGGTAACGCTGGTGGATCATCTGCTGGCTATGGTGGATCAGGTGGAGGCGGTGCTGGTGCAGCTGGAACTAGCAATCCTTCTGGAAATCCTGGTCAAACGGGTGGTATTGGCATAGCTTCATCTATTACAGGGTCATCTGTTTATTACGCTGGTGGCGGTGGCGGAGCAAGTAATGATGCAACTGCTGGTGCTGCTGGAGGTTTAGGTGGTGGCGGTGCTGGTGCTGTAAACTCAAGTTCTGCTGGAACTGCAGGAACTGCTAATACTGGTGGAGGTGCTGGAGGTTCTGGATACAACAGCATAAATGGTGTTAATGGCGGTTCTGGGGTAGTTATTCTTTCTGTACCTACTGCTAACTACACAGGAACTACAACAGGTTCACCAACAGTCACAACATCTGGTTCTAATACCATTATTAAATTTACATCTTCAGGGAGTTATACAGCATGAGTCATTTTGCAAAAGTAGTTGACGGTAAAGTTACACAAGTGATTGTGGCTGAACCTGATTTCTTTAAAACATTCGTAGATTCAAGCCCTGGTGAATGGATTCAAACATCCTATAACACCATTGGCAATCAGCATACTCAAGGTGGTACACCATTGCGTGGTAACTACGCTGGTATTGGCTACACATACGACAGAGAAAACGATGTGTTTATTGCTCCAAAACCAACAGAGAATGCTACATTAAACACTGATACATGGCTTTGGGAAATCCCAGAATCTGACCTTCCAGTTAGAGAGTAAGTAATGGCAATTTCAACCATCAATTTAACCAAAGCCGTTTCTGGAATACTACCTATTGCTAATGGTGGTACTGGAACATCTTTGTTTACAGCAACTTATTTAATAGTAGCTGGTGGTGGTGGTGGTGGATCTTATGGGGGCGGCGGCGGGGCTGGCGGTTATCTTACTGGTACAACAACTTTTACTAGTGGGATAGCTTACACAGTTACGGTAGGTGCTGGCGGTTCTGGCGGTTCTGGAGGCAATGCTGGAACTAATGGTTCAAATTCTGTTTTAGGGTCTTTAACTACGGCTGTTGGTGGTGGTGCTGGTGGAACCATTGGTGTTAACTCAGGTGTAGGAAATAACGGTGGTTCTGGTGGCGGCGGATCTTATTCTGGCGGAACACCTGCTGGTGGGTCTGGTACTTCTGGTCAAGGATACGCTGGTGGTACTGGATATCAAGATGGCAGCGTTGCATTATTACGTACTTTTGGTGGAGGTGGCGGTGCTGGAGCTGTTGGAGCCAATGCCAATTCTTCTGGCGGTGGCAATGGTGGTATAGGTTTAGCAAATTCAATTTCTGGGTCATCTGTTTATTATGCTGGTGGTGGCGGTGGTGGGGCTGATGGAAGAGCTTCTGGTGGAGTTGGTTCTGGTGGTAACGGTGGTGGCGGTGCTGGTGCAAATACTGGCAATGCGGTTTCTGCAACTGCTAACACAGGCGGAGGTGGAGGCGGAGGCGGATATTCTACTGGTTTTACTGTTGGTGGAAATGGTGGTTCTGGAATTGTTATTGTCTCTTATTCAATAATATATGGACTAGCAACTGCTACTGGCACTTATTCACAAACTGTTTCTGGTAGTAGTTATGTATTTACTTTTACAGGGTCGGGAACGATTACTTTCTAATGCCATACATCGGAAACCCCATATACCAATCGGCTTTTGTTACCGACCAATTTAGCGGTAACGGCTCTACTACGGCTTACACAATGTCGGTTGCTCCTGCTGGTACAACTAACGTACTCGTGGTGGTTTCTGGTGTAGTTCAAGACCCATCTACTTATGGTGTAGTTGGTAACACGCTTACATTCTCAACAGCGCCACCTAGCGGTACAGGTAATATTTCATGCCGTTATCTTGGTGTCCCAGCTACAGGTGTAGTAACCACAGCATACAGAACCGTAACGGAGTTCACAGCTACTGCAGGTCAGACTACATTCACACCGCCTTCTTATAACGTGGGGTTCATCAATGTCTACCTTAACGGAGTTTTGCTGGGCAGCGCTGACTATACTGCTACTAACGGAACTACTGTTGTTCTTACTACGGGCGCTTCGGCTGGTAATCTGGTTACTGTAGAGTCGTTTTTAATTTCATCTGTTGCTAATGCTATTGCAAACGCAGCTGGTTCAGTCTCAAATTCAAACCTTGCCACAGCCTCTATTACTTCGGATAAATTTGCATCAACTACTGGTTCTGGTGCGGTTGTTTTAGCTACAAGCCCAACTT